ATCGGAGAACATGGATGATTCAGTAGAGAAAGATAAAGCTATTGAACATCTAACGGAAGTGTTTATGTGGTGTAAAAGATATACAGATATTAGTAGGTAAGAGGGGGCAAGAGCTTAAGGGTTCTTTCCCTTCATCATTAAAATTTCCCACGGGCTATTGCCTATACTTTCTTTTCTAAAAATGTCTTGTTTAGATTGATCTACTTTTAAATCTAATCTATCTTTAGAACCACGCATCCAAGCAAGTATTCTTTTTAGTTGTTCATTATTTAAATCAGAAATATCAGTTACAATTTCGTTTGTTTGTTCATTTCTAAATGGTGGCAACTCTCTTATTACTTCTTTTATCCCCATTTCACTTGATTTAGAATCAATATCAAACAACAAACCTAATCTTTCATCACCCTCTACTCCATCAGCTTTTAACATAGCTAGTGCGGCTTCTTTAGCTGGTTTTAATACACCATCTCTCCATACCTTTAGCTGATCAGAATGTGACAGTGCTAAAAATTGAGGGGAGTCAACATACATTGCTGAAAATTTATTTAAAGCAGGTGAAATGTAAAGATTCATTTTGTTAGTAGCTTCAGGAAATAAACTTGTTTGATTTGCTTTCCAATAAGGCTTGGCTATTAGAGCCATCAATCTTTGTGCAGGACTAGTAGGTGTTTGTGCAAGTCTTTTTCCTAATATCTGTTCGGGCTGCCCACTCAATGCCCTCGTTGAAGTTGGGTCTCTTTTTTGTACTTGGTCTATGTCTGTTAATAAATTAAACACACTATTCAAATAACGAAGTGATTCGTTTAATGCTCTGTCTCCTACTCTATTGTCTACAGGATTAACGCCTCCATCACCAAATACATCTATACCTATTTTTAATGGTTGTCCCGGCCTAGATCCCATACCAAATAAATTTACACCAAACAAAACCATTGCCTCTGTAAGTGTGGCTAGAAAATTAGAATTTGGGTCAGCTGCTTCTTCAAGTATTAGATCATAAATAGCATCAATACCCTTCATTGCCCCTCTAGTAAATTGTTGAGTACCAAATGTTTTAAACCCATCCTCTAGATATTCTCTAGGAATCATTCCTTTTTCGTTGTAGTATGCTATAGCTCCACCTACCCACATACCAAGGTTAGGGTATTCGTATCTGTAATCAGCTACAGTTCCGTCTTCTTCTAGATTCATGTGCCAAGGAAGATTATCTTCAAAGATTCTTTTGGTTGCAAAGTAAGTAGAAAAACCTAAAGTTGTATATGATACTACTGCAAGAGCCTGTAAATCACCTATGTCTCTTGACTCATCTTTTTTACCTTTTCTTTTAGCAATTGCTTTTCTAAATTTTTGATGAATTATACTAATACCACTAACGTCTGCAGTAAAACCTAGAGTACCGTTAAAAAATTGACCAAATGCAACTGACCCACCTCCTAAAGGGATTTTTCTTGCGTCCTCTACAAGTTTAAGAAAATTTCCAAATAAACTTTTAGTATGACCAAAACCATAAGAGAATGTATTCTTCTGCGCTCTTCGAGTAGCTCTATCTAAGATGTCAGAGAACGCTTCTGTCTCAAGATTTCTGAATGCAAGGTTTCCTTGGTCTGCTTCTAAGAAATCATCTATGCCCATTCCATATTTTCTTCTGACTAACATATCAAGGTTAACCATAAACTCAGTAGACTTTGATACTAAGTCTATTGCCTTAGTTCCATAAATTATCTGAGCCTTTTCTATGTAAGCATCCATCCATCTTCTGGGAGCAGATTGTAATTTTTTATCTGCTAAATCTTCTAGACCTAAATATTTATTTACATCTTTTACTTCTATACCACCGTTAGCCCAACGCATAAGTTTTTGTGTTTGAGGAAACTTTGACATAAACGCTTCAGCTTCATCTACAGTAAGATTAAGATCTACTAATCTATACATTTTATAGATCATGTTTTTATATGTTTGATCAGCTTTATTAAACCAAGCTTCCGTAGCTTTAGGATTAGCTTCCCAAAGATTTTTTCCTAGTTTAGTTTTTCCTAACTTAGATCCTGCTGCAAAATCTCTTAAAGAACTAGTCATACCTCTACCACCGTACAAACCAAATTGTACTACACGGGAGGCAGCTTCTAATTGAGAAAGTATTTGCCAACCTTTTATGTTTAACCATGTTGTTCCGGGGTTAGTAACAACAGCACGAATAGTATCTCGTGTAAATGAACTAGTAGCTTCTACACCAGTTAATATTGCATCAGGAAGTTTGTCGTAAGCTTTAGTTATAAAACTTTTTACTTTACCTACAGGTGCAAGCATTTCAAAAGCTACATCAACTGTGGACTCTTCTAAGCTTTCAATTCCAACTTTCTTCCACTGACTAAGTCTTCCTACTCTACCTAGAAGAGATCCTGCAGCACTAACGTTTGCAGCTTCTGTTAACAAAAACTTTTCTAATGAAAAAGGTCTTTTTGTTTTTACAGTTTGAAATTCATCTAAAGTTCCCAAAGAGTTTCTAAACATTGTTCTAAATTCTTGCCTAATATCTTTAGGTGCATAATCAATTACATCTATTAACCAGTTAAAGTAATTATCTTCAATAGCTTTACCTGATTCATCTTTGCCTAAATCTCTGGGCCTTCCTTCAGGATCTAATTTTTTCTTTTTAGGTTTATTATTTTTATCTAAATACAAACCTGATCGTCTTCTTTTTCCATCATAATGAATGCCATACTTTTCAAGGATAGATTGAACACCTTCAATTCCTAGTTGAGAATCTCCCCAGAAAAATAAATTATATAAAGAGTCATCATATTTTATTTCTCGACCTGCATTTGTTCTTCTAAATGGCGCACCTTTTTCTGCTTTTTCTAAGAAAGAAGTAAACCTTGTATTAGCTGCTTTTAATCTTTCAGCCATACTTATATCTGCACCATTTAATCTAGCAGCTTTCCACACATCTGTTACACTAAATTTCTTTGCAGATTTTCTAGCTCTTGCTCCAGCTTCTACAAAAGAATTAAATAACCAAGGTCTAGGAGTAAACCCATCAGAATTAAAAGTACCTAATTTATTGTTTGGCATACTCATAGATCTTCTTAAGTTTTGATCTATTAAAAAAGCATAGCCTGTTTGTAAACCTCCTCCTAGTATAAAGGATGTTGTTCCTATTGCTGCTGTTCTAAATATGTTGTAGTCTTTTTCTCTGCCTACTATTATATCTTGTTGTTGATACAGTATATCAATGGCACTATCAAATGCAGCATTAAGTCCACCTGTTGTAAGTAAACCCGACTTTATTCCTTGTGCGTTTGCTTCACCTGTTTGAGCATTGATCCACTTTAATTCACTTCTTTTTTCGTCTATTAATTTTTTTCTTTCTTTTGGTGAGTAGTTTTTATTGTTAAGTACTCTTTTTTCAAACATACCTAATTCTTTTTTACTAGCACCTAAAGCAAAAGCATTACGTTTTGCTCCTCTCATTCGCCCACCTGCAAAAAAAGCTGCTTGATTTAAGGGATCAATAAATGCATTTCTTAAGTGTTGTGATACTCCATATATTCTATCTGAAGCAGTGGCATCTCTTTGAAACACCCCACCTACTTTATCCCATAAATTAAAAGCTTCTTTTGCTGCTTTTAAATCTTGTTCACTGCCTTTGTTTAACCAAGTTTTCATAGCAACGTGATGTATACTATTATAGTCTTCTCTAAAACGCATGAGGGTAGTAAATCTTTTTACTATATCTTCTGCGTTATCAGTTCCTAAACTCATAGTTTTTCTTTTAAGACCTGTATACCGTTGCATTAAATTCTCAACAACAGGAAAGTTTTCTGGACTCAACAAATCTTTTTGTGTAAGACCGGGTTTCATAATGTCCCGTGTTGCCCTTGTTGTAGTAAGATCTATCCCTTCTTTTTGAAGAAGTCTTTTTGTACTATCAGAAAGTTCTACCCAATACTCTCTATCTTCTAAGTCTCTTATTCTTCTTTGCCGGGGCGACATGTTTTTCCAACCTTCACCCCTTATAGTTGTAGGATTTGCCAACTTCCAATAATCAATTTCTCCATTTTGTAACTTAGGAGTAATAAAACTAAAAGGCTGGCTTCCTGCTATATCTTTTTCTGGATTGTATACTGCAATTTTTTCTGTCGAAGGTAAGTAATCTTCTAAAAATATCTTAGTGGCTTTGTCAGTATACCTTTCCACGTATGTGCCGGGAGGAGATATGCCAATTTTAATATCGCTAACGTCTTCATCATTAGCATCTAGTGAAGTTGATCTGTCAGGAAAAGCTGTATCCCAATCAGATTTCTGATTAGAAAACCAAGGAATACTTGCTGTCCACTCTGCTACATTCTTTGGAATAGCACGTATAAAGGCTGCACGTTTTTCATAAGCACTTGGTGTTTGGTCTTCTTCTACTACCTTTGCTTCTGGATCATATGGTAAATTTAAAACTTTAGCTTCTTGGTCTCTAAGCCAATCACTTGCATCTTCTACAATTCTACCCATTATTATTAATCCTCACTAGACACTCTTATTACTCTGTCATCAATTAAAACAAAAGCATCGTATCTTTTTCCTGTTTGTCTTTTCATTTCGTCTGCATGACGAATAGCTTTTTGCCTACCTGTTTGTTCTTCGTCACTTACAAAATGAAGATTGTTATTTTTTAAAGTTTGTTCATAGCCTTTATAATTACCCCACATTTCTGTAAGTTCAGAGTTTCGACTATATGAACCACCATCTGCTGCTTCAATCTTTGACATGTATTCATACATAGATGGGTCAAAATCTTTAGCGTATTGTACTAAAGAAGTTTGTGTGTAGCGTTCTTCTTTCATTTTATTTAAAGTAAATATGTCTTCTACAATTTCTGCTCGTTCTTCTTCTGATTCTGCAGTGGAAGTTCCATCGCTAAGCATTGAAGTAAGTTCTGCTACTCTTCCATTTTTTATATTAAGAAGCATAGGAAGATTTTTTTTAAATCTATCCATTAGGTTTGTTAAGTTTTGAGCTTGCACCCGTGGGGTTTTGGGTGCTGGTCCTACTAAAGACAAAACATCAATACCTCCTTCTGTTGAACTTTGTTCTACACCAGACTCCATTCTTTTAATATCATAACCTGTGTAACCACCGTACATTTTTTCTGACATAAAGTTATCATTACCTGCACCACCTGAAATAATACCCTGAAAGAAATTTTGTTTTCTTTCTTCTGGTCCTGCATCTGGATCAGAATAAACATTCATGCCTCTTAAGATGGTATCTGTAAGACTTAGGTCTGTATCTTTTGCCCACTCTCTTCCTATATCACTAATAGATTTAAAATCTTCAGCATTTAAATTAGGTCTTTTCATCAGTGCTGCATGAAATTTTCTAATACCTGTAGCTCCAGACTGTTGATACATTCCTAGTAAAGCATCTTCCGCTACACCTTTTGCTTTAGCTTCGTTTACCATAGCTAATATTTCATCTGCTTTTTTTCTTGTATTAGCTACAATTCTACCACCGTTAGCTTCAATATAATTTCTACGAGTACGAGAGTCTTCTCGTAATTCTTTACGAATCTCCCCTACTTCTTTAGAAAATTGAGTACCAAAACCTGCCCAAAAACCTGCCATTACATTGTACCCCTACTCATAAGTCCCGATGGTTTAACTTCTTTAATCGGTTCTTCTTCTTTTAATTCTAATTGTTCTTCATCTAACATAGGGGTTTGTATATCCTCATCTTCTAAAAAAGAAAGAGAGTCATCTATTAAATCATCATCAGGATTTTTACTAAGTAATTTAACTATGTCTTTTTGTAATAACGCTTCTACAGCAGCATCTTCTTGTTTTGTCATTTCTTCTTCGTCATCTTCATCACCCATTACATAATCTAGACCTGCGTCTTCTGCTGTGCTAACTAACTGTTGAGTAATTATAGGAGTAATTAATAAACCTATATCAGGATTATATAAACCTGCTGCTTGACTGTTTGTTTTTATAGTTTCAGCTAAAGACATAATAGGAAACCCTACTTGTAATAAAGAAAGAACACTATCTATAGTCTTTGGTTCATTAAGTTTCTTTAACTCATATCGGGCAGCTTCTGTAGGGTCACTGTATTCTGCTGCTCTTTCCCACGGAAAGTTTTTAGGTTCATCAGTAAGAGACTGACCCGGAATAGCAGCTTGTAATAAACTCTCTTGTATGTTACTCATTTTATTCTACCTATAGTTCTTCATTGTTTCTAAGTTCAGCTATCATTATAGCTAGTTTAGCTGTAGTTCGAGTTGTGTCAGTTATCTCATCTTCAGGTACATCTGTTTCTTTTTTGCTATTAGGAGGAGACATTAATGCATTAGTTTTCATTATTACAATTACCTTATTATTTTACTGTAGGTCTAAGTAAAGGTCGCATCAATCCTTTATCTTTATAAGGACTGTACATATCTTCATAAGACAACAATGTATTATTTTTTACTTTCCATAAAGCTTCTTCTTTAGTTATAGTACCATCGTTATTTAAATCTAAACCTTTGTTTGGTTTGTACGTAACATTAGGGTCTTCATATACTACATTAGAAGATGTTCCGACTCTTGCAGGTGCAAACACAGCTAAATAAGTATCATCTAAAGATTTCATTTTACCTTTAAACCTTTCAAAGTAAGCTTCAACATAAGGCATTTGTTCTGCTCGTGTCATTTTTTTTAAATCATTATGAGAAGTTCCTATTTCTTGAGCTACAGAACTTGTAAAGTGTATAAGTCCTCTGGCTGAAGAACTTCTACTTTTATTAGAAGGATCAAACGTATGTTCAGTTTCAAAAGACATAGTAGTAGCTAACCATTCTGGTTCGATGCCTAAGTTTTTTGATGTTTTTTCTACAGCTTTTCTAAACGCTGTATCTTTTTCAAATATTCCACCACCTCGTATATCACTCCACCAATTATCTTTAGTTTCAGGCATATACACTTTTGTTCTATTTGATATTTCTTCTGGCCTTAATGTAGGTTTAAGTTCATCAGATACTTTTTTAGATTTAATTTTATCTGAGATAGCTCCACTAAGAAGAGGATCATTTTCTGTTAACGTATCTAACATGTCATTAATTGTTCCTATCATATTAGGATAAGGATCATCTTGAACAGTTGACTTAGTAAACAAACCACTACTAGCTGTAGGTATAGCTGTAGCACCTTTAGTAATTGCACCTGCAAGACTAGTAGGAAGCTCTTTTACTTTGTCAAAGTTATCTGAAAAGTAATTTGATAATTTAGAAACCCTATCTGTAAAACCCATTTATTTAAATCCACCTAGTATACCAGTCAGTATAGTAGAGAAGAAAGATCCTTTACCCATATTGTCTGCTAAGTCAGCTTGTTGTTGACCTGTTAGTTTAGCTACTGCAATCTTTACTGCTCTGTCTGCTGCACTTTCTGATCCTGTAAAAGCAAAAGACATCAGGTCTCTTTCTCTTTGCCACAGTTGATCTAGTGCTGTACCAGTTAAACCGTTTACGTTTTTAGCGTACTCCATGTTAGCTTCGTTAGCTGCAGCAGTATTGAGAGTAGTAGCATTCTGTCTCCACTGT